AGCTAGTCCACGTCTTTTAACAGAAGATTGTTGCATGGCTTTTTGTTTTCCATCTTGTGCAATACTATTAATACCATCTGCTAATGCCTTTGTAACATCCTCACCTACAATTTTACCTAACGTTACTAATTCAGGTTTACCATATAAATTTTTTAAATGTTCTGTTTCTTCTGCTCCTAATGACATTAAACGAGCCATAACATTTTTTTTATACTCTTGATAATCTGTAAGTGGGGTCTTTGGTTTATTTAACATACTATGTCCTTTCAATGTCTACAAGTTTACCCCGTAGTGCTTTCCATATACCAATTGTGTATGAGGGGATATAAAAAAATAGTTTGCCAACAATTGCTTGAATATTTTTCTTTTTATAAACTGTAGCATAATAAAATCCGTTTGACAACCATTGAATTGTTTTATTACTAACTCTAGGTGCAATAACGCTTTTACCAAAAGTTACATAACCGTTGCGCCATAACTTAGTATCTAATTTGCCTTCTGGTTTTGCTTCCATGCACCACTTAATTAATTTTAATTTGCGTGTGTTTGACCAGTAGCCTTTGTTAGATAATGCTGTTGCAACATAACAGGAGTATCCTCCAAAAGAACCTCCACCTGAAGATGAAGAACTGGATGAACTGCTGCTAGAAGAAGAGGAAGTACCCTCATTTGAACGAGCACTGCCACGTTCTGATACAAGATCGTTTAGTTCTGATGTCCACGCACCACCAGATGCATCTAGTGCAGCATTAATATCTGCTTGAATATCTGTTTCACTACGGCCTGATGAAGCAATGTTAGTGTCTTTACTGCTACTTGAAGTAGTTGTAGTACTACCACTATCATCATCACGACTACTGCCTGTTGATGTAGTTGGTGTAGGGTCTATAACTTCTATTTTTGTAAATGGATTACCATCATCTACTGCACGTCCTTCATCAATTGCTGTTTGTATACTGCCGCCATACTCACGTGCTTGATCCATATCAGTTTGAGAAAGTCCAAGTGACCTACCAAGCGTTTCATCAAACCCACTTGCAGCAAACTCATTTTGTTTGTTGCGTAATCTGTTTACACTCGCATAGTGATCTGCAACATTACTATCGCCACTATCAACAGCATAATCAAACGCACCTTGTTCCGCTTCACTTAGTGTGTTGGTTGTATAGCCACCAGATAATGCAGATGCAGTTGGATCGTATTTACCTTGCTGCTCTACCTCTTGTGCTTGTGGTTGTGCAGTTGCTGCAGATTCTTCTGCAGTTGCAGTTGAATACATTTGACCATTAAACTCAAACTGTGATGTACCTGATGAAATACCCAAACGTGATTCTTCTGCACGTGCAGCAGCAAAGGCATCGTCAAACGACATTGCTGCACCTGTAGTAGTTGTAGATGTACCTGTGTCTGGTACTACATCAGCTAACTGTAGTGCTTCAGGTGTAGTATCTGTTCTACCTGCCTCACCCATATCCATTGTTGCATAAGAAGGGGAAGTAGGACCAGAAGTAATTACATCACCCGTAATAGTATAACCAGCATTTTCTAATGATGCTCTATTTCTACGTACATTAGTATCACCTAAAGGTGTTCCAATAATACTAGGAGCACCGCTTTCTAAACTTAATGTACCTGCACGTACAGCATTCATAACAGCTTCAGAGCTATCATATGTCTGTGGTGTAATAGTAGTTGTATCAGGTGCATAATCTGCCACATTCGTAGGTACAAAACCCCTATCTGTTTGTTGCTCCGCAGTAACAACAGGTGTTCCTAATGCCTCAGTTGTTTGATCTGTAGTTGTACCTGTACCATCTGCACTAACCCCCTCAAAAGGACTAGGCAACATTCTTTTAGCATAGTATTCTGGATACGAAGGATCATCTTCTTTTGGAAGTGCGGATGCTGATGGTGGTAGCTCTGTTGTTGTAACTTCAGGTTGTTCAGGTACAGCTTGCACTGTCATGTACGGGTCTGTAGTTAAGTCACGTTCTAATGCCTCTAACCCTGTTTCTTCTGGATCAACAAATGTAGTAGACACAGGAGCGACAGTTTGTTCTGCAATATCGCTAGGAACACCAGAATCTATAAGTGTCTTTACTTGATTGTCTCTTTGTGTTTGTAAAAAATCTACTGTGCTAGTAGGTGTAGTTTCTACTGTAGTAGGAGTAATATCTGACGTATCCCTTCCAACACTTGTACGTGTACTATCAGAAGTGTCTAACATACCTATTGCTGCACCATCCTCTGCAGGAAGTCTAGGTGTATCTGTTGGTAATATCTCTGCTACTTGCTCACGGCCAAAATCAACAACATCGAGATAATTACTTACAGGTGTAGTTTCTAAATTTGCTAGTGCCTGTTCTGCCTGTTGTACTTCTTGTAAACCCGCATTTGGATCAGCAATAGTTCTTTCGGCATTTTGCCGTACTGCCAATGCTTCAGATGGATCAATACCAGATGTATAACCCAAGAAATCTTTTTGTCCTTGTGTCAAATCATCAAGCTGTTCTTTTAATACCGTAGCTGGTTGGTACGCAATGTTAACAAGATCAACACGTGTTTGTTCTGGTGTTCTACCACCAATACCAGTTTGTACCGCATTCATAATACTTGGATCAACAAAGTTACCTAACTCTTGACCAATGTGTTTAGCCAGTACATTTTGTGCAGCTTTCTTAACTTCAGGATCACTTGACTCTAAATCAGCTACAGCTTTTAAATACTGATCTGTACTAATACCGTCTACAATACCCTCGTTTACTGCTGCTGTACCTGCTTCTGTAATTTGTCCATTAGCACTATACTTACCAACAACAAGACCACTGCTACCAACTAAGTTTGCATTCTGGCCTTTCTTTTTCTGTTCTTCTGTAGAACCAAAAATGTTACCCAGTGTATCTACAATCTTACCAATGATGCCACCAAACAAACCTTTACCACGTGCTTCGTATGCTTCAATCATTTTTTCGTATTGTGCTCTTTGTGCAGAACCTTTTGGTAAGTTAGCCAAACGAGTACGTGCCATTGCAAGAACTTTGTTGTCTTCCATACGCATTAGTCCAGCCATACCTACAGCAGCAAATGGGCTAATTAAAGATGCTACACCCAATGCTAAGTTACGACCAAAGCCATTACGTGCATTTGCTTCTTTTACAAAATCTTCATCTGACAAAGTATCCCACTGGATAGATGTATCTTTTTTAGTTGCACGATACGCTGTTAAGTTAGTGTCATCGTCATCATCACGTGCAGATGGTGTAATTGTTTCTGCACCTGTATCTGGTAAGTCAGTAGGTCCACCAGTTTCACTACCTTCACCAGTGTATAGTGTGTATCCCTCTGGAATAGGATATAGTGCTACGCCACCAATAAACGGAACCATAAGGCTCTGTCCTTCAGCATTACGATACTCTTTAAACTCCATCTTGGCTTCTGCCATAACTTCATCAAAGGTTACTTTTCTACCTGCCTTAGTTGGTGTAGCTTGTTGTTGGCCTTCAAGAGAAATAGTTTCACCTTCTTGACCACTTACAAAACCACCGTCTTGCATGTTTAGTTCACGCTGCTTACCATTTTTTTCATCAATCTCTACAACAAGAAGATCAGCCATACCAAATGGCATGTCATCTGGTAGTGTAGCCTCATCAGAATTGCCCATCAATCCCATTGCTTCCATCTTCTCCATACCCATCAAGGCTTCGTCACGCATACCTAAGAATGTTTTAAGACCATGATAGCGTGTAGTGGCTTCATCTGCTACCCACTCACCTGCACTCATGTTAACGTCAATGTCATCACGAACACCTTTTTTTGTACCGCCTACAGGAACCTTGTTGCCCGATACTTCATCTATTTCGCCACCTTCGTCATTGAGGCCACCTTGTTTGTACATTAAGTTGGGTCTATTCATCATGCTGCTAATCCACCTCTGTTAAATCTTAAAGCATCGTTCTTAGGATCAAATTCAAAATCCGTAATGTCTATTTCAGTGAGAGTTTTTATCTCTTGTTTGTTTTGCAGCACATCTTTGTACGGCATGTTTTTCTTTCCTACTTTAATTTGGCCTTTTGTTTCTCGTATTAAAGTACCTAGTACCTTCGTCAAAGCATCACCATAAATAGGCTTAAACACTTTTTCAAAATAGTCTTGGGCTACTTCATTTGCTGCATCTTCATAACCACTGTTATATAGTTTAAAATATTTTTCAGCAGATTTTTGATCTTTTAAATTGTGGGCAATATCACCAAATGTAGAAACTCTTTGTGCTGCAATTTCTTTGTAACTAGGCACAAGAATTTTATTAATACCGTTTTCTTTTGCGTAAGCAATGTTAGCTAGTATACCCTTACGAACTACATCTGTTTTTGTTTTTACAGGAACAGGTTTTCTAGGATCAGCATCGGGTGTATACCCTTTATACCCTTTATTAATATCTACATTGTTTTTTAATTGATGATTTAACTGTTCCATAATTCCAGGAACAACATCGTCTACGGCTGAGTCAAAGAAATCAACTAATCCACCCATCATTTCTATTTCGTCAGGATCAACGTTTGTTTCATCTAATTCTAATATATATTTAAAAGCTCTTTTTATTAATTCATTATTATCTTTACCGCTTACAATAATTCCAGCATCTTTTAACTTTAGTCTAGTTTCTTCACGTATGTTACGCTTAGTATTTTCTAACACACTTTGTACACGTGTATTGGATTCTAACTTTTCTAGTTTATCAAATGCGTTGAGTACAACAGCAAGACCTTTTTCATTACCTACAACTAAACCAAATTCCTCTGCTGAAAGTTCAATATCCGTTTTGTGCCATTCTATTGCTGGTACTTGTACTGTTTCACTTTCATTAACAGATAAAGGTCTTAGTTCTTCTACAGAACCCGTAAAGGGTGTATACGTTTTATCCATTATTCTTTTCATTTGCATGTCTGAAATTTTAGCAATTTTATAGAGATCACTCTGTATTTCTTCCACAAGCACTGCTCTGTAGTCAGGTTCGTCAAAAGGACTAATTACAGATAGACGTGTGTGTACTAATGTCTCAGGACTAAAATGTGTTACCTCTTCGCCTAATGGAATACTACCTCTATCAGCGTTTACAGTAATTTCTTCATAGGTTTCTTCGTTTGCAAAAATAGGTTGACGTTGTTGATCTTCCCAGCTTAAATCGTCATAATCTTCTTCACGTACTTTTTTACGTATAGTATATTCTGTGTTTACGCCTTTTAATTCGTCAAGTACTTCTTCACGTGTGTACTTTCGTTGTGGCTCAAACCCTAGTTCGTAAAATTGTTTTTCTGCATCTGTAACATTAGGAGCACGTTTACGTAAAAACGCTTCTATGTTTTCACCCTTAGTTCCCTCTAGGCCAATGTCCATCTGCTCTGCGGTAGACACGACAGGAGAATACATTTTTCCTACAGTTTGATTATCTACAGAATTTAAGTTTTCTTCGTCTATCTTTTTTGCAAGTTCTTCTGCCCTTCGTTTTATCAAAGGGTTCATTTCTCGTTTAGGAACAGAACGTGCCGCCTGTGCTACCTCTGGTGCTTTCTGTAATAGTTTAGTAAGTAAGCCCATTTTATCCCTGCTTTAGTACCTCATCACGTAAAAGTTTTAATCTGCGTAATGTAAATATTGCACCCTGTGCTCTGTGCATAGCAGTCGTATTATCTGTTTGTTCCATAATACGATGCTGTTGATCAATTAAAATATCTAAATAATTATTGAACTGGCCCCACTGCTGGTGGTTGCTCACCAGACCCTTGAGCTTGTTGAGGTGCTCCTTGTCCTGCATCATTTCCACTAAATCCTTGTTCGTTAGGTTGCGGAGCCATGCCAGTTCCTATATTACCACCACCTGCTCCCGTTGGGTCTGCTGCATCTGCTCCTGCAGGTGCTCCTTCAGGCTGGGCTGGCTGTTGAAACTGTTTCATTAGCTCTGCTTGTATTGCCGCTTCGTTCATATTGTTAGTAACTTTATCTGGGTCTAGTTCTAACGACTTAGCAATCTCCCTAATAATATACTGGAATCTTGCAAAAGGTGCAAGGGTTGGGGTACTTGCAATCTGCATAAACTGCATTAGTCTTTGGCTACGTACCTCGTTAGCCATTAGTGATTCTGTTCCACGTGCTTTTACTTCTAAGTCGCCACGGATGTTAGGATCAAAATCAAATTGCATGTTAAAACGATATAACCGTTCACCAAGTGGGCGTAACAGATAATCGTCTACGTTTTTAATAACATTCTTAATCGCACCACTAGCAGCACCCATAAGCATACTAATACCACTAGCTGTACGTCCTACGCCTGTAACACCTGTTTGTCCATGTGCAAAGGATGGAAAGCCTGTTGACTCATCTGCAAGCACACGAGCCTTGTCAAATAGCTGCATGTTCTCGCCAGAAACGTTAGGAAACTTAGTGCCAAAGATAGCTTGTCCTGGTGCTCCACCTTGGCGTCTAAATACTTTTCCAGGGTATACTGTTAAGTCTTGACCTGGGACTAAGTTAGTTTCATCAACCTCAATTAACAAGTTACCTGACATAACCGCATTGTCCACCGCCATACGCATAAATCCATTCATAAGTGTCTGTGTATCGTCCATGTTTTCTGCAATACCTACACCAAAAAATGAGTAAGGGTTAAGCTCATACGGAGATGCTACATAAGGAATAGTAGCTGGTTTAAATGGATTAAGAACCATGCGAATCAGTTTACCATTACAAATCCAAACGTTTGCTTGTAACTCATCCATTGCCATTAGTTCATCTGGAATATCTACGCCTTGTTCTTCAAGAGTTTCGGTATCTACCATACCCCAATACTCAAGAACCTCAAAACGTTCTACACCATGCTCTGGTGCATAGTCAGACAAATCATCTTCCCAATATTCTTTATTATAATTTTCACCTAGCCTAATTGCTTCATCAATTACAGCAGAGCGAAAGTATGGACGTTTCTTTAGTCCACGCATCTGAGAGCGTGACAACTTGTGTCGCTCAATCACATATTGGGCATCATCCATATTGTTTGCGTCTGGGTCAGGATAAAAATTCCATACAGATACATGGTTAACCTTTGGAACTGTTTTGAAGATAGGATCATATTCACCCTCGTTATTCCAATTAGGATATTCTTTGTCTACAGCAAACGGGCCTTTCATAATACCTGTACCAAACAAAGCCATTTCAAATGCAGTACTACGTAAATGTTTAGATGCGTTTGATTCTTCTAGTTGGTCATGTATTTTCTTCTGCATATTTTTAGCCGCAATCATTGCAGGACTAAAGGTAACAGAAGTAGGTGTTTTGCCTACACCTGCTTTTAAATTATCAATGCCTTCAAACTTATCTGCCATTGGGCCAAGGCTATCCCCAAGTGTTTTAGCCGTAGCACCTGCAGGTATTTCACGACCATCTCCCGCAAATCCATATGGGCTAACTGACTCATCCTTGCCGTTAGTACGTAATTGTTCTGGTTCTTGTGGATCAAAGTTAACGTCAGCAACTACACCGTCTGGTAATTCTGTAGGATCAATAGTCAAAGGAAATTTATTATTTGCAAATAGTACGTCTACAATTTGTCCATATGCCGCAAGTGTTTTTGTTTTAGTTACTTTAATAAATACACGAGATTTTTCTGCTTCAGTAAACTGAACCTCTGGTCCGTATATACCACGGTAGTTACGGTAAGATCGTAACCAACGCTCTTCATCTTGTTTTCTGTAATCTTCTGCACGATGAAAACGTTCCAGAATAAATGGAATGATATTTTCTGTTTGCGAATCTTCTGCTATATCATTATCAATATCATCTAGGACAATTGAATCATCTTCAATAAATGTTTCGTTTTCTTCTGCCATTTAATTTTCCTTAATATCCAAAGGTGCTATCCGCAACTCTCATACCCGTTGATGGTCTGCCATGTGGATCATAATCGAATACACTAAACCTTGGTCTTGACATTATACCGTATCTTAAAGCATCGTACAAGTGGTCTTCTGAAGTTGTATCAATATCTTCGGGATTCTTTTTATCTATTGGTAGCGCAGGTAATTGTGCAATTGTGTTAGTGCAGTTGTTAAAAAATACTATTCTTGGTTCTTCTGTAAATTCGTCTACCTGTAATCGTCTGTGTATTTCGTTTTTACCTGCAACTCTTGAGCCTCGTGATCTATCGGATGGACGCCATCGGCATCCTTTCTGAATCATTTGTTCAGCCAATGATGGCCCAGTATCACCACGCTTATGCCATAAAGAGCTATCAAGAACGCCATATCTAATATTTCCATCTTCTGCCTCTAATCCCATAACCATATCTGCTAAATCTGTAGCTAAAACCTTACTGACGTATAATTCTCTATATATAATAAGTTGCTCATTAGGCGATACGGCAAACCACAACACACCACTGTGAGAACCGTAACCGTAATCACAAGCTCTAAATTTAACCCAGTTATTAGGGATGTTAAATGGCTCAACAACGTGTATATTCCTATCAAATTCTGTAAAGGCTGCGCCTTCTTTAATATCCCAATCGCCCTCTAGCAATTGCCTACGTTGCTGTTCTGGTAGTGACAGAAGCATTGCTTCGTAGTCACCCTGTTCAGCTAGGTAAGGATTGTCGGAAAGACGGGCAGGTATAAACCTACGTTTGAATAAAAACTTACCAGCTTTGGCATGTCCAGCAGGATAACGTAGTACCTCACTTGTTTCAATATCTGTAGCTTCAAATGCTTTACCGTGTGGGGCTGGATCAATAAACATTTTCTTAACCCAGTGATGACCTCTACCTCCTGGGTTGGTAGTAGCCCTCATATATACTGGAAGATCAGGTGCAGTAGACCGTAAACGAGAGCGCATATAATTCCACGCAAATGGTGTGGGCCATTGTGTCAACTCGTCAAAGCCTATCCAGCTAAACGCTAGACCCTGATAACGCAAAACATCGTCTTCCTTATCAAGATACGACATCCACAATCTTGCGCCAGATGGCGCAGTCCACTGCATCTTACGTTCTGACCACTTAATACCTTTCCAAATCTTAGGGTACATTTCTTGTGATTTAAATATAAGTTCCCTAAGTTCTTCTGTAGTATGCCGTAATAGCAAACCTGAAAAGTCTGGGTGGCCCATGTAGCGTAATGGGTCTGCAAGCATAGCGTAGCTTTTGCCACCGCCAGCACTGCCGCCATATAAAACTTCTCGTTCACCTGCAGCTAGAAAATCTGTTTGTGGTCCTGCATTTGGTTTGAAGATAATATTATGTGTTTCTTCAATAGGAAGTTGTTCAACTACAGGATTTTGTTTAGGCTGCGCTGGTTTCTTTTTCGTTATCTGTTTTTGCACCGAGGCGTTTGGCTTCAAGCTCTTCCGCTTTGGCGATTGCCTTTTTCGCATAGTCTGCCCATCTGCGAAGGCTTCCAGCTTTGTTTTTTCTTGTTCGCTCATTATCTAACCGCTTCTTCAAACCTACGTGAGATATATCTCTGCCTGTATTTCGTGCCAGCCAATTGGCTACTTCACGATATGAGTATTGTTTTAGATATTGCTTTGCTTTTTCTAGCATATCTAACTGGTTCTCATTAGGCAACAGTACGTCTGGATCATCAGGGTCTATGTCATATCCAAATGGAATTGTTCTGGATATACGTGGAATGGGTATCCACTCATTGTCTTCTTTTATGTCAGTTGGTTGGGGTAACTTCCATTTCTTTAATGGTTTAGTCATCTTCTTCCGTTTGTTTAGGTGGCATTAACATTACACCGCCCTTGGCTTCAACTTGCATCTTTTCAGTCTTTACCAAGCCTGTGCGGTCAAGCAACTCTTTGGCTGCTTGCATCTTATCACGAATACCTAGCTCAGTAGGATCGTATAACGCACCTACCATAGCCATTGCTGCTTTTGGAGCATTACGAGACAGATACGTCTGCGTAGCATCAATGATTTCTTCCTTTAAACCTTTGATAATATGCGTAGTAGATGTTGTCTCCGCATACCCTGCAAGTTTTTTGGCAGTAGGAATATCTCCACCTGCCTGATCAAATAACACATCCAAAAACTTTTGCTGTTGTTCTGTTAGTTGTCTAGCCATATTACATCATTTCAAAATGCGGAGCATCAATAAATGGCCTACGTCCTTGTGATCTACGTAGGTCTACATATGCATTCATTGCATCTTCTGCAGTTCCTGAATATGTTCTGATGTCTCCCTCTGACCATGCCGCACCCCATTTGATAGGGCATGTATTACGTCTGGCTGCTTCAGCCATCGCATCACAAATATCATCATAGACATTTAGTTCCCATGAAATATCAGAACCAAAGTAAGCTACCAAGTCTACTGCACGTCCTTCTAGGTGTTTAGATTTCATAGTCTGTGATCGACCTGACTCATAAAGTTTCTTTTGTTCTTCTAATGTTCGTAACCCAAATGTTACACCAAAGTCTACTTTAGTCAACTCAATTGCGTCCTTTACAACTTGAACCAGTTGTTCGTTTACACCTTCTAGTTTTTTCAACGATCTACTTGATAGTTTAAATGCCATGTTACTTTCCAAAAAATTTAGTAGCTGATCTAACACCAAAGCTGGCAGCTACAATTACACCCAGCGTATACTGATACCATTGAGGCATTGACTCTAATGCCACAAAACCATTGGCAACTATGTCTCTACCCCAATCTCCTGTAAATACTAAAATTAACGGGATTGAAAAAAGAATAGTTAGCCATTCGTCTTTCCAGCTAGAATGAGAACCTTGTGCCATAATCTTTTCCCAATCAGCTTCACTCGTTGCCCGACTAAGCATAATCTGTGCTTCAGCTTCAGCTTTGGCAACTTTAGCTTTAGTTTCGGCAGCTTTAGTTTCAACTTTACCATTTAACCATGTTCCTGCTAAACTTGTGATAGGACCAATTAATGCTTGAATCATTTAGAGCCTCTATCTGTCTTTGCTTCTTTATTCATCCAAATGCCGAAGCAACCCGTTAATGCACCCATACAAACTGAAACAAGACCTGCTTGGCCTGTAGTTGGATCAGGCAATGACATATACCAATGTACAGATTGATATGTGAGCACCGTCACAACTAACATCATTAGCCGTGGAAATATTTTATAGTCATCAATAATCGTGTGTGCCATTTTCATTCCTTACGCTATAATAAAATCTACGATCTGCCCATCAGGTGTACGTAGTTTATTTGGATTAGGGTTATACGCATACATCTGATTTACTAGCTTTAAATCTTCTACTGGTGTATCAGGAGTTACTTTATTAGGTTGTTCTGGCTTATACTCTTCATTATTTCTAGCTGATCTATCTTTATCTGCTTTTTCAAATATAATATTCTCATGTGTCTGAAAGGGCATACTAGGTAATGGAAAGTGTGAAATCAGAGTCAAAAGCTAAGTCCGTCTATATCGTTTGGTTTTTTCTGCAACTTTTTTAGGTTGAGCCACATGCTGCTTACCTGCCTTAGTGCCTTTTCGTTTTGCTCGTGTAGTGGCTGCGTACTCACTAGAGCTAAGAGAGTCAATAGCCTTACTAGGTAAATAGCGTTCACCAGTTTTAGCACTGGGCTTCCCACTCTTGGTTCTCCACTTCTGCTTAGTCCAAGACTTTAAACTCTTTTGGGATTTAGCGAGGGCCATTACTTGTAGCCCCCACCCGCTTTTTTATATCGGTTAGCAAGAAGCTGGGCTTTTCTCGCAGACCACTGACCTGCCTTGCCCCCTTTGGTTCCTGACTTAATGCTGTTAAACATACGCTTCCGCATAGTAGGCTTAGTATAATTTCCTGCCGCATTAACTGTGCTTTTTTTCTTCGGCATATATAACTCTCCTTATATCGCCTCGCCCTATACCAATATCGTGTAGCTCTTTGTTACTCATCATATTCAGTAATCTAAAGTCTGCACGTTTTTGTTGGGCAATTTCATGCTTTTTCCAAGCACGTTTAAAAAATTGTTTTACACTCATATCTATCTCCTTTAGTGTTAATTGCTGCATTGCAGCTTATGGAGATAGTTATATCATACTTGCTAACCTATGAGTACTCACAAAAGTTGCATACCCGTTATGTAGGTTGGTAATACTCCGCACCAGATAAGATAACATGAAAGTCAGAACTGCTTTCCTCAAATCCTACAATCTTATCACCTGCAGCTAGTGCAAGAAATGCACCACCCTCTATTACTTCTTCAATGCCATTACCTGCTACACTGTGTTCATCTATAATAAAATGATATGTAGTAGTAGCAGCCTCGTACCACTGAAGGCTATATTTTTTTGTAGAACTAGAACCGCTAGATATGTGCATAAAAGAAATAAGAGACACGTGGTTATTTGGACACGTATAAATTACATCACCGCTTGCCCCACCCGCTGTAGCAGATAAGTCTTTTGCTTTTGTAAAATACTTTGCTGTAGCAGGGTTAGCCATTTAGAACTTAATCTTTGCGCCTATTGTTACGTCACCAAACTCAAAGTCTGCGTCTGATGAAATTTCTGTGTACGTAGTCATGCTGTTCCAAACATATTCTGCTGTAAGGTCTACACCTTTGAATACGTCATCTTCATTAATTTTCAGCACATTTACTGTTGTTTCTGCCTTTAATGTAACGCCATACTGTGAGATAGCTGCGTATGGAGTTGCTTCCAATGCCCACATATCTACGCCAGTTACATAGTTAGCGTCTACTTCAGCACCCATTGATAGGCCATTGCCTAGATCAATTGCTGATACTGATGTTGCTGCAACTGCCAATGCAGATGCAATTACTAATGTCTTCATTTATTTATTCCTATATACTGGTTCCGATTTCGATGCAAGCTGGCACTGCGTATACACCCTTTGCTCTCAAATCATTTGCTATTTTTTCAGAGCTACTCTTACATTCTTGCTCACTGTAAAAAGGTTCTGATTTTGAAATAATTTGACAAGATAGCGCTGACGGATTTAAACACATCAGCAATACTCCTACCCACATTATTTCTTTTTAGACATGCCGCCACGCATCATCTTTTTCTTAGCTGGTGTACCACCACGCATCATTTTCTTTTTTGCCATACCGCCACCACGCATAGGCATCTTTTTCTTCATTGCTCTAGGTTTCATTGCCATTGTTTAGTTCTCCGTTTTCTACGATCAACCACAAGGGTTTGATATTCATCAGATGGATACACATTATAGTATCCTAGTTTTTCTAGCTTCAGACTTGCATCATCCACCTTAGAAAGAGATTGAATAAACATCATGGCATATTCATCCTCTAGTGCAGACTCCCATTCGTGTTCGTATAAAAAGTCTAGGTCTGCGTCCTCTGCACCATAGTCAGGGTGAAACCCCATAATGTGCAGATCGTTTTTTGTAAATGTATCATTAAGAAATTCAATAAAGTCTGTGAATGCATATTGAGATGGAAAGGTGTAGGATGCCACAACAACTAAGTCATACGTATTGTCAAACTTCCTAGCTTGGCATATTGTCTCTATTCCAAGGTTAGCTGTTTCAACTACACTTACTTTATTTTGTTTCCATGCTTCCTTTGCATACGGACATGCTGGTAGTCCTCCAAGCACTGCATTAGGTACTTCCAGAACTTGGCTAGACCAATTTCGTAAGTCATCCTCTACGCTCACTTATAAAAGATACCGCCTTTACGCATATCCATGTGACCTGAACGCATAGTGCCACCACGCTTCATGTAGCCCATCTTATTACGTACAGGTGTAGGGAGTTTCTGTAATCCTGTCTGATCCGCTGTTGGTGCTTTCAATACACCACCACGGTTCATGTCTGTCTTTTTTTCTGCAGCTTCTTCCTGCATCATCTTACGTAGTGTCTTTTCAATAGCGGCTTTAATTTTTTCTTGTTCAGCTTCTGTCTTAGCCTTCTTGAGTTCTGCACGTAGTTCCTTCAAAGACATTGCACCAAGTGCAGCAGCAGTGAGTCCTGTAGCTCCTGCAGCTTTTAACTGTCCTTTACCATAAGCACGTTGCTTACGTACTGCTGGTTCAACTTTCTTTTGTCCTTCAGTCGCTTTCTTGGCAACCTTTGCTATTGCTTGCATTCCCATGTTATTTTTCCTTTACCATGCTTTACACGACCAGTATCGTGCAGTAAACTTATCTTTTGCTGTATCACAATTATGCCTTGCACGAAAACTTTTACGTCTAGCAGGTTGATCTTTTTTGATGGACATGTTCGGATCACCGAAACGAACTAGCTTTACCTGATCACCCTTCTTGGCTAATACAGCAGATTTCTTAGAACCACCTGAAGTACTCTTGGGTTTGTTGTATCCTGCAAAGGTTTCCCCACGGTATTCTATTCTACCACTGGGTAATCTCTTTACATCTTTAGTTGTTGCCATCTGTCCAACCTTCCATACGCATAGCCCACTCTACGTGCTCTAACGTAAACGGCTTACCATAATGATTCTGTACAGCTTCACGTACATAGAATACATCACTATGGGGAATATGCAAATCCTTTACAGTTCCATCAACTACATGTTTATAGAACTCTTCAAGAACATTGTCTGTGTATAGTTTTACTGATTTTCTAGCCATTGTCAATAAGAAATTTAAATAAATACAAAACTTCTCGCCTAAAGGCGGTACATTGTACGTGTTTATCGTTAGTGTATTTATTAGCTAATGTATATTATATTAGATATGTATATACAGTTAAGTGTTACATTGTACATGTATCACTGTTAGTGTCATCTTAGTTTCCCTATTATATAGTTTTACACACTTTAACAGGCATGTCAATACACAATCGACAATGTTACAGAAAAAAGTGAATACTGTAACAAAACGTTACTACAGATACATCACATTATGTTACAAAACTGTAACACTACATCTGTAAACCACTATATATGTAATGTGGTTAACACTTCATTTTTCCTGATCTGTGTATTTATGTGTATATATATACGCACCTACGGGGGGTGGCCCATGCCTACCGCCTATTCACTGCGCAATTGCACGTATGATGCAACGTCATGGCGTGTGGTGAGAGCAGCAATTGTGTGTCAGTCCACCAGATCATACAAAGTATGTGAGTTATCAATGGGTTACTTGTCTACGACAACTGTTATGGAATCAGTTGCCACTACTTGTAGTGTGTGAAAAGGTTAGAATGTCACAACAAGGTTGTGTTGCAATGCCGATGCTAATTATACCCTACCCCCAAGGGGGGTGGTGGCTGATCAAAGTGTCCAACGTTGGACGGTTCAGAGCCTCGTGCATACACACAAGTTTCACACACGAACTTCGGAATACTGAAGGTATTCCTGCAGTCACACGGGAAACGACAGGCGCAGAGGATCACGCATGAGAACCAAAATCGCAACTCTCTATCTGATCTTACGTTTATACAAGAAATATTTAACTATTCATCTTTAGTGAAATAGTTAAATATTTCTTATATAAACATCAGATAGAGAAAGGAGCCATCCAATGGCAAAATCAGCAAAAACTCAGCAAGTTGAAGGAACTTCAATTGACGCAATGGTTCAAGAGGGCAAAGCCCTTGGTCGTATTTGGAAGCAGACTAACAGTCTGAAAGACAGCACGAAAGCCAACGGCTTTGACACTCGCTTGGGTAAATTGCTTATGCAATTGAAGGCCGCTTCATCGTTGGATAGTGGTCAGATTTCCCGTCAAGTATTGACGACTCATGGAATCCACAAAATTGACCGTAGACGCAGAGCAGAAGCTCTGTGGTTCGCTGAGAATGAGGTCAAGTGTCGTGAGTTCATGCAAGCCTCAAAGAAAGGCTTCACGTCACTCTCTGCCTTACAGAGAGCCATGCGAGAGGCTGACAAACCTGCCGATACTGCTAAAGCAAACGTTCCTACGGAACAAGTGTCCAACGTTGGACAGTCTGAGGCTACTCCTGCTAAAGCAGAGAAGTCAGGTGCAACAGAACAACGTTCTGTCAATGTGATTGTAACCCGTACAAAAATGGTGGATACCATTTTGGAACACTGCAAACGTAGTAACCTCAACCTTGAGGACATCATCAATGACCTTCAGTCACATGTTGCAAAGCAATCACGTACTGAAGTCAAGACACAAGCACCTGCAAAGGCAAAGCCTAGCAAGCGTAAGGCGAAGAAAGCAGCTTAAGATTGACGCATTTATGCAGCCCCTTTGGGGGCTGTATTGGTGTTTCAATTTTAACGGAGTTTATACATGTTTATTGCTAAAGCAATTATCGTGATTGCCATGCTATCTGCAACCGTGATTGTGGGTAGCATAGGCATACTTACGTCTGGTGGTATGTTAAGCCCAGCGTTTATCGTATGCCTGATCCCCTATGTCTTTGTGCTGCTGATGCTGCTGATTGAAGGCATTTAACAGTGCCACAGTTATATAACACTTGAAACATAAGTGAAAGTGTTATATAACATGTGTACACTTAACTGAAACCGTCCAACGTTGGACACTTTTACGGAGTAACCGAAATGATTATTGAAACAACTAATCTCAGCAATACATCGCAAATGATTATTGAGCATGTTGCAGAAAATCAGGTGCGTATCACGAAAGCATCCCTATTGTCTGGTAAGCAAAACCAGATGGTTCTTCCTGTGCGTCAAGGCCAGATCGAATACTGGATTGACACATGTATGCTTGTGCAGGATGCGTTCCCACAATTGGATAATGATCAACGTGAGTTCCTGATTTCTGGTATTACACCAGAGGAATGGGATGCTACATTTGGAGAGGAATAATAGTCCTTATGTATAGTATAAGTTATTTATACTTGATATTTATTGAAAGTATAAATAACGTATACATATACTAAAGCAAACCGAAACCGTCCAACGTTGGACACTTTAACGGAGTTAGTCGAATGACTTATCAAGTACATACCACAATCAAATCAAACAATCGCAAGGTTGGTAAGATACCCGTCACAACCACATCAGCAGATACATGCCCCGATGTTTGCCCGTTCAACAATGCAAACGAAGGTGGCTGCTATGCTAACGGTGGCCCACTTGCTATGCATTGGGCAAAGGTGACTAAGCGTGAACGTGGCGATGGTTGGTCAACATTCATTGCCAAAGTCAAATCGTTCAAGGTTGGTGAATTGTGGCGGCACAATCAAGCAGGTGATCTTGCAGGTGATGGCAAATTACTTGATGCCGATGCCAATGCAGAGCTTGCCGATGCTAACACTGGCAAACGTGGTTGGACATACACACACTATCCCGTATTGACTAGCAAGCATAATGCACAAGTAGTCAAGCATATGAATGACAAGGGCTTTGTGGTCAACCTGTCTGGTAACAATCTCAATCATGCTGATGCATTGTATGATCTTGGCATTGCACCAGTGACCACCGTTTTACCTGCCGATCAGATGACTAATACAACCACACCTAAAGGACGCAAGGTTGTTGTATGCCCTGCCGTGGTCAAGGATGATGTAGCATGTGTTGATTGCCAATTGTGTGCAAGAATGCGTGATGCAATCGTAGGTTTTCCTGCACATGGTGCAAGTAAACGCAAAGCAGATCAAGTAGCACAAGGAGTGTAATGATGGGTTTAGTTTTCAATAACATAAATGTTAAGCACAAGGGCAATGAAGTTTCAATTGCCCAACACGGAGACAATGGTAAAACATGGGTACAAGAAATCGCAATATTGCCAGCGACAGCAGACATGTATATTGTACGTTATGGCAGTTCGCTCACAAGTTTGATACGAGCATTACAGGAGATACGTGATGAAATCGACAAAACTCACATACATAAATCCCGTGGCAAGGGCAATGCTACAGGAACGCAAGTCACCGCAGACAGTGCCACCTAAAAAGGGCAACAAACGTAAACCAAAGCAGAAGGAAAAGCAAAATGCGTTACGAGATGCAAAACTTTATTAAGTTTTCTAAGTCAAAAGCGTCCAACGTTGGACAGTTTGACAAACCAAGCAAGCGTGATGATTGGAAGCGAGAGCGTAAGATTGCACGTAAGCAAAAGCAAATTAACCGTAAACTAGCAAACTAAACCCCAACATAGGAGAATATATTATGACAAACTCAAACCCAAACACACCTGTAGTTAAAGCCGCACACCCAGAATTGTATGCAGATCATACATATCACATGAATCGTGCAAAATCATATACATACAACTACTGTGTAATTGATGAGGTTATTGTCGAGCTATGGGATGAAATGACCATTGCACAAATTGCAGAAGCAATGAATGAATTGCCCAACCGTATTGTATACCGTATACAAGTATTAAAAACACTTGGGCTTATCAAGGGCAAGTATACTGGTAAGACAAAATTGCTTAAGCAAGAGCGTGAGTTGCGAGTACAACTACGCAAAGTACAAAGTCAACTAGAGCAGCTTGCTAGTTAATGTACTTAGTTCCCTACAAAAATAAATGGGTTGTGTATGGTGATGACGGAAAGGTCATCATCATATCATCTGACAAACGTGTATGCATAAATTATGCGAAAGGAAAATACAATGAGAGTTGAAGTATACTTCAATCTACATAAATACATATGGTCTGTTCGTTCATGTAGGACGGGCAGAGTATTGCTACACACTGACAAAGTACACATAAACAATCCTACGTTTGTTGTACGTAAGGCAGGGCGTGAGCGTGTACTGCGTGAGGGCAAGAAGAATGTACATGCATTTGTGCGTGGTGACATCACAGTGTTTAATGACTTTGACCCAGACTATTTGGACTACACACTTGTGTCGTATAATCCGTACAAGTTTGACACATTTGTAGATGTCATAGACACAAGACCTGTTCGTACAGCCAAACGTGCAGTCCTACAAATACAACCAAGTATGGTGGTTGGTAATCCCGTAAACAGACCATACCTATATGCAGAAGGAGCAAAACCATGACCAAAACAAAAACACCAGAGAAACTAACATACCTACTTCAAGAGGACAAAGCATTAGAAATACTTGCGTTGTACAATGCGTTAGACACTATGCTAGATGATGCAGCAGAAATGTTTGACGTAAACTTGAGTACGTTAGGTGACTTGCGCCACAAAGCATATGTGTTAAAGGAAACGTTTAACTTTAAGCCACAAAAGCACGAGGAATATGAAGACAGACCATGCCACTGGAAGCCGTGTGTGCTGCCTAATGATGATCGTGCATGGAGTTACAAAGGAATGGTTGGATGAAAGTAATGGGTTACGATGTAACCATTGATATTGATGGTGTGGATAGTGTCGTTGAGTTAGATGACCTCTATCCCACCGTTGATGATTGGCATAGCGCAACTGAATTGGCATTACACATGGCAAGGCATTACTATCCAGACGCAACCAACATATCATTTATAGAATGTGGTGAGTTTGAAATGGAAGAATACAAAGATTATGGGTACATACATTCTGCACCTATTGCCTTACAATGATGCACCTGTTTACCATACCTATGGCTGCGTACTTTGCCATGATGTTTACGGTTGCTATTGCAGCAAACGTAGGGTATGACGTAAAGTCTATTGAAACAGAGACATTGTTCGTTGTGTATATACAGTTGTATATATTCATATGGATGTTTCGTAAACTGAAAGGAGTTATTTATGGACGCAAGGATCAAACTGACTAAGACGATGCTAGATAAAAGCATCATAGATGCCAACAAAACTGTGCAAAGTTTCTTATTAGAGGACTTTGGCATGGACTACACTGACAAGTTTTTTACTGAACAGTTCTACAACGCTGATAAAGATAGGTTTGAACGTAAAAAGTTCACTATCATAGGTGAGTACATTGATGGCACAGAAGCTGACATCACGTTCTATCGCAGTGGTAAACGTGGTGACAAACGCATTAGCATACAAAAGCTAAAGCAATATGCTGATGCAGGTAATGAAGTACGCCTCATCTCAGACAGTGAAAGCGATGGCGATGGTACACGTATATTCATATCAGTCTACACATCAGGATCAGAAGCCGATGCCGCCTGATGATCCATGTGATGATTGGTCAGACAGACAAATACCTAAACCAAAGGAGATAGAATATGCCTAAGTTTGAACAAGTATTTGCAAAACTATCTGCACACTTTCTTACACAGGAACTGCCTAAGAACTGGCAGGACTTTGATGATGAATACCTAGAAGAATGGTTCGTTGAATGTGCAGTAGATACGTATGAGTATTGGGATTGGGAAAACGTATACAAGATGATTTCCGATCTAACACACACAGTAATGGAGTTATACAAAGATGATTGAAGCATTCCTAACATGCCTTGCACTGAACGTGTACTACGAGGCACGTAGTGAGCCGATGGTGGGGCAGTACGCTGTAGCCCATGTTGTGCTTAACCGTGTAGCCAATGAATCATTCCCCGATGATGCATGTAAGGTGGTCAAGCAGGGGTACAGCAAGGGCTTGGGTAAGTGCCAGTTCTCGTGGTACTGTGATGGCAAGTCTGATGTACCCAAAGATGAACTATCATGGCTATATGCTAGGGTAGTTGCATACAACGTATTGTATGACTACCACAAAGATAACACTGATGGTGCGACATATTACCACGCTAACTATGTTAGACCGTGGTGGAGTAAACACTATGATAAAACTGTGACACATGGATCACACATCTTTTACAAGTAAAGAAATGTCTGGACAATGCTATACAACTATGGCAGAGTTGCCCCAATAACAACTGAAAGGAATACATATGAAAAAATCACTGGAACTAAAGTTGCTTAAAATGTGCGAGGAAATACTACCCAGCACACGTATGGCAAACAACCGCAAACTAAAAGAACTACTACAAGAAATCCGCAACAGCTTAGAAGGAGATAAGTAATGCCATTTGATATACATAACACATTCGACATTCCCACCCACCTAGATTTTGACGTGGAGTTTGAACCAACACGAGTAAAAGACAAGAAGTATGTCATCAATGGTGACACTGGTGAATACATGGGTATAGTGGGTACAGGTTTTACCTGTGCATCACACGGTGACTTCTACCGTGGTGTCATGGACACACTGACAGAGAATCTTGAGCCATCAGAGATGACAAATGCCAAGTACAACTGGCGTACTGCACGAGGTGGTGCATGGTCTATGTTAGACATTACACTGCCTGACATGCAGGTAGAGATTGCCACAGAAAAACACACAACTACGCTAGGTAATCGTATTATCTCACTGCATGGCATTGATGGTTCGTGCAGCAACCAAGTGTTCTTTGGTCAGATTGATTATTTCTGCACAAACGGCATGATACGTGGCGAATACGACAAGGTTCGTAAAAAGAACACGTCTAACTTTACGTTAGATGGTTTCATCTACGAGTTAAATCGTGCAAGACGTGACTTCTACCAAGAGACTGCCAAGATGCAGGTGTGGGCTGATACTGATCTTAAATATGTAAACATACAGTCTTTGCTTGAGGACATGATTACATCCAAGCGTAAGTCTGAAAAGATGTACGAGTTGTATTGCCATGAGGCTTCACAACGTGGTCACAACAAGTGGGCATTGTACTCTGCGTTCACAAACTATGCATCACATGCTGATGAGCGTAATGGGTTTAGCTTACGTAACACTGGCAATGACACACAGGCCATCAGCATGTTTAGTCGTGAGCAAGAGGTGAGCAAGTGGGTATCTGATGATCGTTTCATTCAGTTGGAAGCTGCTTAATGAATACACTGCCACGATATGTACAGCAACGGGTGTCACCTTCGGGTGACATCTCATACCGTTTCAATCCACCACAGACACTGGTAGATGCAGGTGTGGTTAAGCGTGAAGAGTACGGTTGTGATCTTAGACAGGTGCGAAAGATTGCACGTGAACACAACAAGGCAATAGATGATTGGCGTGTAGAACAAGCTAAGGTTGTAGGATTGAAGCCAAGCAGCAAGGTCACAGACTTGATTAACTTTTATTATCAATCTAATGATTTCAATATGTTGCGTGATACAACTAAGGTAGATTATAGGTACTTCCTGACCATATTACACCAGACAATTGGGTGTCGTAAGTACAAAGACGTTACACCTAAAGTTGCAAAGGCTGCATACGAGGGGTGGGTCAAACGTGGCATCAGCTTTGCTAATCATGCGGCAACATGTGCAAGCAGAGTGTACAATTACGCTATACAAATGGAACATGCAGAGCAAAACCCATTTAACAAGATAAAGCGTAAGACAACTAAGCAGCGTAAGATGGTGTGGTCACACGGTGAGGTGAACAAGTTCCTTGATGTAGCTTACAGCGACTTTGACTACAGGAATGTGGGGTTGATTGTACACATGGCATACGAGTGGTGTCAGCGTCTGGGTGATATGCGTATGCTTGAGTGGTCTAACCTTGACTTGGATAAGCAACAGCTTACATTAGAGCAGAGTAAGCGTAGGGCTGATGTGTTCCTTCCTATCTCTGATAACCTAGCTGAGATGCTGCGTGAGCACAAAGCAGACTTTGGTTTTCAGCAGTGGGTAGTGCCACATCCCGTACCTACTAAGGGTGTGTACAAACCATACGCAATGGAGAGACTGTCCAAGGTTGGACGAAGGATCATGCGGTTAGCAAAACTACCTGAAGAGCTACGTCTTATGGACATAAGGAGAACTGGTATAACACAAATGATAGACAAGGGTGTACCATTGCCACAAATCATGGCTGTATCAGGGCATACACATGTGTCTTCTGTGAAACCATATCACAAGCATACTTACGAAAGTGCAAATAGTGCCTTGACACAGAGAGACATAACTGTACAATCGACTGTAGGGAGTAACAATAAAGGTGATACATTATGAGTGTATATAATATTATAAATAATATGACACTAGCAAATGGTGAAACTAAACGTATGAATTGTCCTACTTGTAATGGGTACAAGACATTCACCGTAACAAACAACATGGGTTCTACGGTGTGGAATTGTTACAAGGCTAGTTGCCCTGAGTCGGGTGGCACTCGTGTACATCTTACCGCAGATGACATACGTAAGTCATTGGGCAGTGTTGCAGAAGAAACACACTCCACGAAATTCGACAAGCCTGACTATCTTGTACAAGATCACTTTAAGATTGCCGACTTCTGTGAGCAATGGCAGCTTGACCCCAAAGCATTGGGGTTGTTGTATGATGTGAAGGAAGATCGTGTGGTGTTCCCTATTATGCAGGGCAATGTTATGGTGGATGCCAGTGGCAGAAGCCTCACAAAAAGATTACCAAAGTGGAAACGATACGGAAAAAGTGTATTGCCATACGTGTCTGGACGTGGTAAAACTGCTGTAGTCGTTGAGGACTGTATAAGTGCAGCCATTGTGGGTGCGACAGGCAGTTCTGGATGCTCAGAGAGTGGCGTATATGTCGGGGTCGCAGTGTTGGGTACGTCACTCTCTGAGGCACATAGGGAGTACTTAACTCAGTTCTCTACGGTAGTAATTGCACTAGACCCTGACGCATTACCCAAGACACTACAGATTGCAAAAGAATTACGTGGGTATGTAGACAACGTTAAAGTTCTACGGCTCACAGACGATATTAAATATCGCAACCCGACTGACTTTGAAAACTTAACAACACTAGGAGACTAATATGATTTTTGAGGATAAAACACTACAAATAAAAGTATGGAATCACAACGATGCTGTTGTATTTGTATACGAAAACCGTTATGAACCCACAGGCGAGAAGACCGAAGGTGGCAGTGACATACATAAACATTGGCAGAATGTTGTTACCGCTATTCCTGTTAACTTTGGATACGATCACGAACTGTCTGATGAAAGAAAATACGAGCTAGTTAAAAATGTTGCCGACTCTCTTTCAGGTATATACTCATATGAAACAGACACGTATGAAATGGGAGTTTCTTTTTATATTAATCATAGACCTTACATAAACGGATAGGAGTATAA